CGCTAGGTGGGTCTAGGACCCAAGACAAAAGTCTCCTTTTCACCGGGAGCCCTCGCTCATGATCTTCGGTATCTTGTAGTTTGTCCGGCAACGCCATCATACAAACTTACATTTTACAAGAATCTCAACCTGAGCTCATTGGGCACCGATGGGAAGATGTTTGTCTCCTTTCTAGAATCTCGGTCTCTGTCTTCGGGTCTCAATAGGATGTTTCCTAACCCAAGACAGAAGCGCTCTCTCGTTACCGTCCCTACCCTCGGCTTGCCGAGTGTAGAACTCTTGTATGTTTTCTTTAAGCATAATCTCACGGAACAGGCGTTGGTATGCCCTTCCTGCGACCCGATTCATCGGGATTGCGGCTAGCTTGCGGAGTTTGAACTCTCTGTCATAGACTAGCTCTTGTTCGAGTTCGGTTACAACCACGTTTGTTGGTGACACAAAACCAGCAATCAGGGGGAGAGACCAAGTAGTCTCGTCCTGCTCACCGATCTGGAAGCTCTTATACTCCGGAATTGTGTAATCTACCTTGCAGTGAAGGCAGTCACTGAGGAAAGAAATTTCCTCAAGGAGCAGCGTCATGAAAGGGGCAGTTGCCGATTTCGGTCTCCACTTTTGGGCGGCCTTGAGGGCCTCCTTGGGGTGAGAGTACGCTATAGAAGCTTTGATGATGTCCAGATGTGTTGGGTTGTAGTCCGAAGGGGGAGGCAAACCAAAACCTCCCAGCTGCTGGGGAATAGAGTATGAGGCAGTGTCAAGCAACTGCCGCCCCAGCCCGACTCGAAACTCACTGAGTCGCTCGAACTGTACTTCGCAGAATCTCTTAGAGAAATATGTCTTAAAGGCATCTGATGTTATATAGGTCTGATATTTGTTTATCTGTGCTTGTCCTTGTAGAACGTCCCACCGCTGTTCGATGGTATTGAACCAGCGGCAGTATTTGTCCCAAATAGTAAAGGAACGACCACGATGCTGAACCTCACGATTCAGAGCCTTAATCACCGAACGCCCAACCTGATTTGTTAATCTAGGTAACTTCTCCTTGATATCAGGGAGAGAGGCAAGGTAGCGAACGTCAGCAGGGTGGAAAGGAAACCTTCCCCCTACCGATGAACGGGAACCCCCCTCGAAGAGTCGGCTATTGATAGCCGGAACCTTCTTGAAAAGGGTGTCGGGACTATGCCGCCTAGAAGGTTGGCGGTTATAGGCATAGAGTTCTGAATTGATGACACAGTAATCTCGACTCGTGTAGTTCTTCCCTAAGGAGAACTTGAGTCCGCAAATCATTGTAATCTCTTTCCAGATCTGATAGTGGTCTTGGTCGAAGCACCAAAAGAGGATATCATCTCCATTAACACATGGGCAGCTCTTCTACTTTGAGAGAAGGAGCCCGCTCTGATTTCCAGATTTTTTGGAAATAAAGCTCATAACTGAGCTTTGTGGCCGCCAAATTGACGAGACAGAGCACAGGGAAGCTCGTGGGAGAACCCATGAGCTGACCCCACTGTTGTTGATGAAGGATGGGAGCCTCTTTGGTCCCTTCGCCGTAATCAAGCAGATGACCTGTTAGGCACTTGTTTAAAACGATCTGATGTTCCAGAGGAATTCCAAGCCGCTTACTGATCTGATCCTGAGCCTCAATTGAGAGGCGAGGGTCAAGAAGGTCAGTGGCGGACTCGTAATCTCCAGAAACAAAGAATCCATTCTGATTCCCGTAATTGAAAAACGGGGAGTCGCTAAAGATCTTGGAAAGGAAAGCCTCATTACAAGGTTGACCAATCAATTGGGCTTGTGGGTGTCTCCTCATATTTGAGTGAATCACCTTCTGCCAGCGACGTGCAAGATGGTACATGTCTGAATCTCCTTTTGTGATAGTTCGGACCTTAAAGGCCTCCACTAACGGGACAACCTTTGCAGGTACCCCGCCGGCGGCGGACTTAAGGATGGCGCGAATCTCACTCTCTTTCTCAGCCTCATAGAAGAGGTCGGGGTCGTAAAGGCACCGAACCTCTTGCGTCTCAGGATTGTGAGAGACGTGGGCATATCCCCAGAGAAACCCTTCTACTGGTGCGGGAAGCGACCAGTCTTCAGGGTGGGAAGATTTAAGAATCTCCCCGAAGGCACCTCCGTTCTGGCGAGTGCTAGAATAAGAGGCGCCCATGGAAGGGGCACGAGAGGGAGGACGACGCTCCTTGCGGAGCTTCGAACCGAAAATGGAGTCAGTAGTCTCATGAATGGATCTATAGATCTCGTCCGGGAGTTCAGTGAACTCTTTTGGAGTAGTTAAAATCTCCTTATGCTTCTTAAGTGCGTCCTGAATGAAACTAGGATCGACTTCTGCAGAAGCAGCCTTCGCCATATAAAGATATTTAGCGAAGGGAACGAGGAATCTCCGACGATCACGACGAGTCGCAATCCCACTGAAGATCCGCTTCCAGATCTTGTTTCTTGTTGGGAACAAGAAGCGAAATCGAGGAAAACGGTCCAAGAAAGGGAGTTGCGGCGGTAGCTCCGTCTGCTTCATTGCCAAGGCCCAGAGGGTCGCGGTAATGTTCTTGCAGTACTTCTCTAGGAGACCGAACCGGTTTAATCCGGCAAGGAAACCCACGAGCATGGACTCCAGCTCAGGTAAACGAGCGGAGAGGAGCATATTCCCATAGGCCTTATAGGCCATGGGGAGGTCGTAGTCACATCTGATCTGATGTGCGCGAAGAATCTCGCTGTAGGCATGGACGATTTTGCAAGCCTTATAGATGTCTTCTAACAAGAGGGTATCGAGAGGAGTGCCGAGAGTCTCATCCCGCAGTACGTTGTTATACTGTTGTGTGACTAATTCCGGAAAGAGCCGTGGGGCAAATTTCGGGTTGGTAGAGAGGACAGTGCGAGTTTGCAAAGTTCTCTTTATCTGGTCACATGACGGGAAGGCCCGGTTGCTGGCTTCAGTATCCGGGCAGTCTGAAAGAGTGGCGGAAGAAATTCCACTGCTGTCCATCGTCGAATGAGTTTAAATAGCGTTTTAATAGCGTTGTTTTCTCA